ACGGAGATGTAATTTTAGAGTATATGAACGAAGAAGGAACTTATGTTGTACATGTTGCTTCTAAGAAAATAGTAGATTTTGTTCCTAATCCACTTAAATCAGGTCCTTCGTTTGTTATAGCTAAAAGATTTAGCTTTGACAGATTACAAGGACAGTTTGACCAAGTTGTAGGTTTAATGGCTGCTATGGCAAAAATAAACATATTGTCAGTTATTGCTATGGAAGATGCTGTATTTACAGAAACAAACATAGTAGGAGAAATAGAATCAGGTCAATATAGAAAAGGTAGAAATGCTATAAACTATTTGACACCAGGTTCACAAGTAGTCAAGCCTACAACAAACTTACCATATCAGTTGTTTGAAGCTGTAGGTAGATTAGAAAGACAATTAAGAGTAGTTGCAGGATATCCTGTACAGGATGATGCTATATCTCCTAACTCTTTTGTAACTGGTAGAGGATTAGAAGAATTAGAATCAGGTGTTGGTGCAATGGTAAATGAATACCATACTGTGCTTGAGTATGCTTTACAAGAGGTAGATGCTAAAAGATTGGAACTTGATGAGGTATTGTTTGCTAATAAAAGAAAACCTATATCAGGTACATACAAAGGTGCATCTTTTTCTGAAAGTTATACACCTTCATCAGACATAGATAAGAATTATGTAACTAAAAGAAAATATGGTGCTATGGCTTCTTTCGATGCACCTAATAAAATTATTACTGGCTTACAACTTTTACAAGCAGGTATTATAGATAGAGAGACTATGCAACAAGAAATGGATGGTTTAGAAAATCTTACTCAGATTAATGAAAGAATTACTAAACAAAGAACCGAGGAAATATTATACCAGATGTTGTTACAAAATTCTCAACAGGGTGACAAATCTGCAATGATGGCAGTAGTAGAAATATATAACAATCCAAAACAAATGGGAGATATATTAGAGAAATACTTTACTGCACAGGGTGATGAGCCAAGTCCTGAAGAACAAGCATTGATGCAAATGTCACAACAAGGACAAGCTCCAACTCCACAAGGTCCACCTAACTTAGCAGCATTGCTAGGAGGTGCAAGTGCCTGATATTAATCAAGAGTTTGCAAAAATTATTGCACAGAATTACACAGCAGAAGAACAACCTATGTGGGAAGCATCATCAGAAATGCTTGTTAATAAGCGTGATTTTGATATCAGAAAAGTAATTGACATTATGACTATTGCATACATACCTATGGTAGGAAGAATAGACATACTAATTGTTCCTGATGATTTTGATTATGGAGAAGATTATGGCACGACAAGCTAAAAGAAGATATATTTCAGAGTCTTATGGTGACAGTCAAGAGTTATCAGAACAACAAGATGCTGCTGAAATGTTTGCACAAGAAGAACAAAGGTTAGCACCACAACCTGTAGCACCGCCTAGAGTAGATGCTTTACCTTTGAATAGACCAACAGAAAGACCATTTGAATCTGTTACAGCTAATAACTTAAATCAATTTGGTACTGGGTTACAAATGGATAGAAACTTTCTACTAAGTCAAATGTATGCAGTTCTACCTAGCTCAGACATATTAGCGTTAATGGATGATGGAGTTAGTTAATGGCATGGGAGTGGGGTTTTACATCACCATATCAAGATGCCCTTGATACGGAATTTGTCAGACAAAGAAAACAACAAGCACAAGAATTAAGAAATTACTTTGCTAATAATGAAGTAGCACAAAATCTAGTAGGTATTGCTAATGAGTATGGCTTCTTACCTACAGATGTTCAAGTAGCAGGTGCTATGGTTGGTCTTACTAAAGACAGTCCTGAGTTTACATCTATTGTTAATTCTTACTTAGATAAAGAAAGAAGTTGGTGGGAAAGCATTAAGGCATCAGGTAGAGGTGCAATTAGAGGTGCATTTGTTGGTATGGAATCTGCTAGCCAATTTGTAAAACGATTTGGTACAGCAGGTATGAGATATTATTCAAAGAAACAACAAAACCCATTGTTATTCTTTTCAGGTATAGGTACTGCATTAGCAGTAATTAATCCTGATTACCATACAGAATTAAAAAATGTTATGGAAGAAACAGGACCTACACTTGCAGGTAGAGCATTTGAAGAAATAAGAAAAGGTAATAGAGTTAATCTAGGTGAAGGTTACTTTGGAAACTCTACACTTGCAGAAGATACAGATGTATATAAAGAGTTAGTTGGTAGAGGTGCTAATCCTGATGAAGTTAAAGAAGCATTACAAGAACAATTAGGTAAGCCATTATCACAAGCAACAATACAAGACAGAGAATCTGCTGCACTTAGTTATCAAGGTAGGAAAGGTACAGTTAAGTTATCTCCTGGTCGTGTAGCTGCAGTAGAAATATTTGAACCTGGCAGTAGAGCATTTAAGTTTATGTCAGGTGTTATTGATGGTGCATATACTATATTTACAGACCCTACAACATATCTTGGTTTAGGTTTGTCTAAAGCTGGTAAAGCTGCTAGAACATTTACACCTAACAATAAACCTGGTCTGATAAACAGAGCTGTTAGAGCTACAGTTAACCAACCTGCTGCTAGAGAGTTCTATCAATCACAAGTAGGTATTGATATTGCAGAAATGTTTTCTAAAGCAAATACATATGACCAAATAGATGTTCTTACTAAAGGTCAGCTAAGAAATTTACCTGATGGTGCAAGTATTGCTAAAAGACTTAGAGATACTGACAATGTATCAGATATACAAGAAATACTTATAAACACAACTAAAGAAAATTTAAGATTTCAAAATAGATTAGATGCAAACTCTTTAGTGTTTAAAGGTAAAGTATCTAGAGCTGCTGCTAAAGCATACTATGGTCGTGACTTTGCTGCTGGTGGTTTTAAGACAGCAATGAAACTAAACAATGCAGATAGCAAATGGGGTAGGTTATTTCAACAATTCCCTGCACCAAAACTAAATGCTAATGATTTAAATACAACTTTCTTTGAATTAAAAGACTGGATGCGTTTTGCAAAAGTAGATGATGAGGTTGCATTTAAAGCATTAGATAGAATAGCAGATGCTATTGATGATGATGATTTATTAAAAATGGCAGATATGCCTATAGACCCTACACAACAGTTTGACCCAAGACCTGCAAACCTAGCTAAGTTAACATTAGTATTAGATGTTCTTGGTGGTGATGATGGTGTGTTTACACACATAGCAACAAAATTTAAAGCTTTAGATTTACCTGATGAACTTAGTAAAGGTATTAGAAAGTTTATGGGTTCTGTTGATGAAACTAGAAAATACTTTAGAACACAAATGTCTGAAGAGTTTTGGCAAGGACAAAAGCTTGACCTTATAGATAGTCAAGGTAATGCAATACTGTCACAACAGTTTGAATTAAATAAAGCATTAGAGATTATAGAGAGAGTAGCTGAGAGAGCTGGTGTTAAGAAAGTAGAAGTAGGTGGTAGAAGAAGATTAATTAGAGATGCTAGAACAGACTTAGAAAAGTTTATAGATGATGCACCTGGCACAGGAACTATTATTAAAGGTGGTGCAAGAACTGCAGATGATGGATTTGAAGTATCTACTGCAGGTGATGATTTTGGTAAACAGTTCTCAGCACTCAATGCTAAGTTTGCAGATGGAGATTTAGTAGAACTTAAGTGGGCTAAAGCTAAAGGTTACTCAACTATTAAGGCTGCAAAGAACAATGAAGCTGTAGATGCTAGTGGTAGGTTAATAGAAAACTTTCCTTACTATGAAGAGTATTTAAAAATATGGAATGCATGGGCTGATGAAAACCCTGACCTTATACAAGAGTTAGCTGTCAAAGCTCAAGGTAAAACATTAACAGATAAGTATGCTAAAACAGATAACAATCAAGCTAGAGCATTAGCTGATATTATAAATAAACGATTTGGTAAAGGAAACATTAATGATGTAAGAGCAGAAGGCAATCCTATAGCTATGAATCGACCAATACCTAAAAGAGGTACACCATTTGCTAATAAAGACACAAACACTATGGAACTTATACTCCAAGGTAAGAGAACTTCTACTACAAGAACTCTTGCTGGCTATGGACAAAACGCTCCTGAAGTAGGACAGATAAGATTATTTACAGACAAGAGTGGTAGAAAAGCCATGGTAAGAATTACCAAAGTAGAACTTTTAGATAAAGATTTATTTTTGAATCCTGATAAAGAAGCTTTAGCTAGAGAGATTGCAAAGAAAGAAGGATATACTTTAGAGTATTACAAAGAAAGAATTGCTAATAAATTAGGTGGAGGAAAAGAACCTCAAGTTCGT